GACATCTTTACGCCAAGTTGAGTTTTCTTTCCAGAAAATCCTTGACCAACTATTTGTCCTGCTCTACCACGCATTGAGCACATAAGCACATTTTGATACTCAAGGTCATAATGTAATAATGATGCTACTTGATCCCCGATGTCATTTACTTCACAAAGAACATACGCTCTATTGTAATTTTTTGCTACTTCATATATGATATTAGGAAACATCATTGGTTTTATATCATTATTTCTATACTTTGCAACAACTTTATGTGGAAATTCTGTAATATCTACAACTACAAATGCTGAGTAGTCTTCCCCAACTCCTCTAGCTACGTCAACAGTAATTGCATAATCATGATTTTCTTTAGATTCTTCATATACATCTAGTCCAGCACTTTGTGTTTTGGGTTGATCATAGACTAAACTTCTCAATTTTGATGGTGCAATAAGTGTATCAACTGAACCTAAGAATTCGCATTCAAACTCAACTTTAAACTGTTGTTCTGAAGTGTTTGCGATTGTCTGCTTTTTCCACTCTTCATCTCTACCTGGAACCTCACTCCAGTGAACATCCGTGAATACGTATTCATTCTTTCCTTTCTCCGCATCGTGCCACATGCGGTAGAAATGATTCATACCATGAGGTGTAGATACAATAATTACTTTTGTATTTTTACCCGAAGTAATTGTTGGATATACTGATGCAAAGAATGAATCTGCGATGTGATTTGGAACGAACGCAAATTCGTCCAAAAATAAGATATTGAATGACATACCACGAACTGCAGAAGCAGAAGTAGAAGCAGCCAAGATTTTACTTCCGTTTTCAAGTTCGAGAGAACCTTTGTTCCAAGAGATGATTCCCTGCTGCATCCACTTTGGTAGGTTTTCATATGCTGTCTGCAATCTGTCTAATAGTTCTCTAGCAGTTGCTGCTTTGTTTGCTAGAATACCAATATTTACATTATCATTGAATACTGCATAATGAAGTAGAAAGGATACTACAGTAGTTGATTTACCTGTCTGGCGAGGCATCTTACAGATATTAAATCTGTGTTGATGGAAGTTTTTAATTAACTTCTCCTGGAAATGATATGGTTTAAAGGTTTGTAGACCATGATCTAGAGTAACAATCTTTACATAATTATTTGCAAAGTAAACAGGATCTTCTTGACATTTTAAAAATTCAAGAACTTGCTCTTCAGTAAACTCAATAGGAGTATTGGCCTTTTTAAGTAAAGGGTTGCCAAGATAAACATCACTCATAAAAAAAATTACCTGCTAATTTCTTCCCAATCTAATGATGCAAAAACATCAGCACCAGCAGTATCAGATGCACATACCAGTGTTAATTCATAAGGAGTTCCAGTCAATCCATTTCTTTCTAACTGAAACTTAAATAGTGCTTCTTTCAGAATATCTATATTTGCAGAAGATTGGTTATTTGACGAGAAGAAACCAGATGCTAATATTCTTCCACCACTCACAGTTCCTCCATCAATCTTATATTCCACAGCACTACCTTCACCAGCACTGACCCAAGTTCCACCAGTGGTAGTTGCTGATGCTCTCATCTGCCAATTATATTGTGGTCCATTTCCAGTTCCCATCAGTGAAAGTGCGGTCAAAATTACAATCGCATCTAATCTATCTGGAGAAGTTTTGAGACGAATAGAAAGAACTGGATAATAAGTTCCTGCAGGAGAAGGTAAATCTACTGGTGCTGTAATTGGAGTATTTACTGATTGTTGCAATCCACGAAGTTCATAACCACCCTCTGAAATAACAGTGGAACAAATTTGTTTGAGAGTGCTACTGCTCGTAGTAATTCCAGTATTGGCAATCTCATATCTCAAAGGAAGTGATGCTGTTGTGATATAAGTTGATTGAATTCTGTTTGAGTGGTGGAATGAATGCGCATGAACAAATTTACCATCAATTACAAATCCCATTCTGACTGTACCAAGACCTAACCACTCAATATCCATCCAAAGAATTTGTGCTTTGGTAATATCTAATGTAATACCAGAAACACCAGTTCCATCTAATTTATCAATATTCCAATCAGATTGTGCAACTGAAGTTTCAGTGCCAGTGGATAAACTCCTCTCTACAAAATAAGGAGTTGTGCCATTAATCTCAAAATACATTCCATTATCAGCACCAAAATATCCAACTCTCTGTCTTAAGTTTGTTTTTGGTGTAGCAGGAACAAATGTATTTAAAACAAGCAAAGATTTGCCTGGTTGATATGAGAATGTTTTTGTAGTCTCTCTAATTGCAGAGCAACCAGCAGTAGTTCCAATACCAATATTGACTAATCCTTGAGTCGTTACAAATCCAACTGTAGAACCAGTTCCTACAATCAAACTCTCCCAAAGATTATTGTCTCTATATCTGTGAGAACTATCAAACAGAGTAAGTGGTTCGGATGTTCTTGTTCTTCCAAAAGCATCTGGATTTACACTTACAGGAAATCTGTTAATATCATCAACAATTTTCCCATCTCTAGTTGCAGCACCAAAAATCTCAAAAAGACTTCTCTCTTGATTTAAATAATCTTGAGTTTGTATATTCCAAATTGCCATAAATTAAATCCACTCTAATTTTCCTGGATGATATCTTTTTACATCTGCAATTTTAACTTCAGGTTTTGGTTCTATTGGATAAATCCTTTGAACAATAGCGCCTGGATATTCACCTTGAAGTTGTTCCGCCAACTCTTGTGTAGTTGGTAGACGTAATGACTCTTTCCTTTCTAGAGTCATTCTGTATATACTTCCCATCCAAATTACATCAGCAACATATTGATTTTGCTCATTGACTTTTTGTTGGACAGGATCACTTCCAACATTAAGAGTTCCATTAAAGTCTCCATGAATTGTGACACTTTCGGATAAAAAACGTCTAAAAGATTTCATTAGTTACACCTCCAACGACGAAGTGCTTTATTGATTCTCGAATCTGGATCTCTTGCAGTTTCTGATGAAGTAAGTTTTGATTTCATGCCCTTCATACGTCTACAAAAAGAACTACGGCGATCTGCTCTTTTTCCCTTGGGATTTTTTTCAGTTACTGCAGTCTGCAATTTTGAACCTGGATTTTCTCTACGATAAGCATCAACTGCTTTTTGACTCAATCCATCAGTCTTATCTTTGCGATTTACTGATTGCCAATCTTCAGAAACATAAATTAACAGTTGTCCTGGTTCATAATCCGAAACTTTGTACGAATAAACTTTAGCACCAGGATATACTTTATCAATTTCACCCTGAATTTCTTGTCTTGATGGAACTTTTAAGTTTGGAAAGAAAAATTTAATTCCATAATATTTTCCTTTCCATGTTAAATTTGCCATGATAATATTTCCATTTTTAGATGGCATTCTCACAGACTCTTCCATTTCTTCGGAGTCGTCAGTCATTTCATCCCATGTTTCTGGACCATATTTACACTCACTTCTTTTTTCCTTTTTTTTGCATTTTTTACAATATTTTTCTTCACTTTCTTCATTTACAACCAAATCAATAACTTCTGCAAACGTATTCCCATTTAAATCTTCAATGGTCTCTTCTTTAACCGATTTCCATCCACCACCTTCTGATTTATAACCCTTTGCGGCCCATCCATTTGCGTAAGCAGATGGATAAACATCAAACTTTGCTTTTGCCTTTGCTTTCCACTTTGCCCATAGTTTTGGATTTGTTGGTTTGTTCTCTTCACATACAACTTCTGCTTCCAATTCCAATAAAATCTTATCTACTAATTTAATATCTTCAGATACAGGCACGCAATTTGGAACCATTTTTTTCCCTTTCTTTTTCATTCCAACTTGTTTATACCCGGTCCAGCACGGTCCATTTGCTTCCTCAATTCCATGCTCTCCACTATCAATATAATCTGCAGCAGAATCAAGATAGTCCGCTGCTTTAGTAATTTTCGACTGAACCCATGCCTCAACATTACCCTCACCTTTCATTTTTCTTTTAAGGCGAGTTGTGGCAGACCTAATTGTTTCTAGTTGAGATCTAATCATAGAATGTTCATGATCTTTAGTTTTTTCTTCTTCAATCTTATTAGAAACCATAATGGGTTTTCCTCCTTTTCCTTTTCTATCTGCAGTAGGATCTTTTTCTCTCTTCCTCTTTACTGCAGCAGCAATTTCATCTTTTGACATCTTTGCTGCCTTTTCATTGGATAAACATTTTGGTTTTGATTCTCCAGGTTCACGGGCACATGGTCCAATCGCTTCCCCCTTTGTATTATATCTTTTCCAATTTCCCTCTGGGTGAGACTTTGAAAACCATTTTCTTAAATCCTCATAAGCTATACCTCTTTTGGTATGTTTTAATTCTCCCTTTTGTTTTTTGATAAGTTCTTTAGAAACCTTTCCAAAATCTTTAATTGGATTTTCATCTGGAGTTGGTTTTTTAGGGTTATCGTAAACATCTACATCACCATCAGCATCACGATCAACATACTGAACTGTTGCATGATGAACTAATTGCTTTAGATCTAAGTTAGGATCCAACTGATGTTGTTTTCCTTTTAGATGAGGTGTTTTGTGAGAAAATTTGGGGTATTTCATTCAACTGGATTTGATTTAGTCTCTTCACCTTTTGCTCTTTTTCTTTTCGCCGCACAATGAGCACGTTGAGAAAATCCTTTTGGATTTGAGCAATTAATACTCTTTCTATATTTATTACTCCACTCCTCTCTAAATTCTTTAAACTTTTTCATCTTTGGGTTGTTGTTTTAGTAATTTGGCCAATTCTGCTGTAGATCCAACGAAAAGGGCATTATTTACTGTTGTTGGACCTTTTTTATTTTCATCTTCAATATCTTTTAGTTTTTTCTGAAGATCCATTAATTTATCTGTAGCATCAGCAACATTTTTAATTAATTGCCCAGCAACTTCATATGCTCTAGGCATTTCAGTCTCTTGTGCAAGTTCCAAAATACCATTAATTGCTTCTTGTCCTTTTTCTATTAAGGAATAAAGGTTTCCTCTAGTATATTCATAATCTTTCTTTATGTCTTCAGTTTCTTTCTTAATATTATCCAATACAATATTAACATCAACATTTTTTGGAGTAATATCCACATTAATGTCATCATCGACATTAAAAGTTTCGTTGAGGTCTTTAAATTTTTTAGTCATTTTCATAAGAAGCTTTCGCCAAATCCGAAGTCATCTCCAGGTTCTATCAAAGCATTGTCTATAGATGTAATTACATTTATTCCCGAACCAGAAACATGTGCTGTAATAGGTGTTCCATACTCACCTCTTCTTACAGTTAATTTATTTCCAGATTTAGATTTTACATATAAAGTTTCTGTATCTATAGTTATATACGAACCATTTGATATTGTTGAAGAATCTGCAACGGTAAATATGGAGGTTTCAATATTTATATCTTCAGTCAAAGTCGTCGAAATTTCATCTGTGTAATTTTTAGTTGCCGTTGGTTCTACACTATATGTCAATTCTCTAGTAGCAGAATTTGATTTATCACCAGCAACATATCCGATAGATACTTTTTTGATAATATCCGAAGATGCAGAAGTGGATGTTGGTCCAAAAAGATAAGTTTTTGCGTTAAATCTTAAGGTATAAACTAATGCTCTTCTTGTAG